CTTTTCGATACTAAAATTACTACCATTCGCAGTTGGCGCTACAAACAACGTCAGCCCCGGGTTGAGGAAGCAAAAAAAATTATTTCTAAATCCGGTGGTAAGTTGAATTGGGAAAGTATTTACGGACCGGTAGAACAGACCGCTTTGTAAAGTGATCGACTGGAGCCTAAGCCCGGATAGCTCCGCTTTAGATATTGCCCTAGGATTTGTTGAATACGGTTTTAAGGTAATACCAGTAACGCGCGCTGAAAAAAGGTCTGTTGTACCTTGGAAAGCGTATCAAACCGAAGCTGCCCCCACCGACCAACAGATACGTCTTTGGTTTCAAAACGCTACAGGCGTTATCCCCGCTCTTATCTGTGGGGAATTTATTGTGGTCGACGCTGACACACCGGAAGCCGTAGGGTGGTGTGCTAAGAATTTAACCTTCACTCCTTTTCGTGTAACCACCGGACGTGGGGTTCACTTTTACTATAAGAACAACATCGGCTTTGGTCTTTATACTGCACGTCGTGACAAGGTAACCATTGAAAAAGAAATAGATATAAAAGGAAAAGGCGGTTACGTAATCGCTCCTTTCAATACTCATTCCAGTGGCGCCACCTACGAACCTAAATTAGATGAGGGGTTTGACATTCATGACTTCGACGATCTTCCTGAACTAACTATGGAGGATATTGAAAACATTAAGGGAGAGATCATTACTGGAGGCACCGGCAACATTTCTAAAATGTTAAACGGCAGTGGTGCTTTAAACATTCCTGAACCTTTAACTCTAGACGGAGTGCCTAGTGGCAGTAGGAACGACACAGCAGCTAGATTAGCGGGTAAGTACATTGGCATGAACTTATCCATCGAAGAAACCATCGCTATTTTAAACGAATGGAACATCAAAAATTCTCCTCCATTACCAGACGCAGAGATTGTTACTACCGTTAAGAGTATTGCTCAAACTCACGCTCACAACGAAGCCAATAAAAAACTCGCACCACTATACGTAGAAAAAAAAGAAGACATTCAAGAACCCGATAACTTATTAGAAGCACCGGGAACTCTAAAAGAAATATGGCGATACGCGGAAGATATAGCCCGTGTATCTCAACCACACCTATCAATGCAAACATCCCTTGCATTGGGTAGCGTCGTCCTCGGTCGGTTATACAAAACCGATCTCAATAATTATTCCAGTCTGTTTTTCATGAATGTTGCCAAATCCGGGCAAGGCAAGGAAAACAGCAAGACAGTTATTGAAGCTATACTAGAAGCCAGTGAGGCTGATTATCTCCTAGCCGGGGACGGCTATACTTCAGCGGGGGCTGTTTTTTCAGCACTGCGTTTTAAACCGGCTCATATATCCATAATGGATGAGTTCGGTAAACGCTTAGAATCCATTAACCAATCCAGTAACTTCAACAAAGAAGACGGTATTCAGGTACTAATGGAATGTTGGGGAAGGTGCCACGGTACCATTCGTCCAGATAATTACTCGATGATGAATGCCACTCCCATGCAAGTTAGCGACATGATGAATCGCTACTGTCATCAACCCGCAGTTACATTGTTGGGAATGACGGTGCCCCGTAATTTTTACGGCGCCTTGTCAGGGGGAAGAATTGCTGACGGTTTCTTAAATCGTTTCATCGTTTGTGAAAGCACCCTACCAAGAGTAGTAGGTAAGTTAATAGAACTTATTGAACCCCCACGTTCCATCGTACGCTGGGTAAACACCGTGCGCGAGACTCACAATTTGATTGAAGAGTCAGTGCGCAATAACGGTATGATACACATGGATGCAGAAACTATTCCGTTTGATGATAGGTCAAAAGAACTCTTAGCATCGCTAGAAAAAGTATTGGTGGATCATCAGGTTATTCTAGAGAAAGACGGACTCGAAGTGCTTCTATCTAGAACCCGGGAAAAAGCAATGCGCTTGGCAATGATAGGAGCGCTCGCTGACAATCCTAAATGCAAGCAGATTGATTCAGAGATTACTAAATGGGCAATTGATTACATTTTTTACTACGATCGTTTATTGGTCGAAGCGTGTCGTAAATACGTTTCTAGCAGTGAATTAGAAAGTAAGTTCAAAATAGTGTTAAACTATATTCGTGAAATGGGAGAAGGCGGTATCTCTAAGCGCGACATAGACCGTCATGAAATATTTCGCTCTATGCCTCGTCGCGAAGTTCGTGAAATTATTGACAGGTTAATAGCCAGTGGAGAGATTCAGGAACGTACCTTCAAGACAGAAGGCAGAGGCAGACCGAGTTCCCGTTATGTGGCTATTGATCCATTATTTTTTGAAGAGAGGGAGAAATATGAACCAACAATTGACACAGAAAGAGAGGGAAATAGAACTCGTTAATGCTTTAACAATCATTGCGAGAGGAAGTGTTTCCGGCGGTGTTATGCAAATGGTTGCATCAGACGCTTTAGAAAAATGTGGCATTGAAGTGCCAAGTCATGAAATAATTAATGATTAGGAGGCAGATATGTTAATAACAATCGGACTTATAATAAGTGCAATAGTGTTTATTGCGTCAGCGATAGCAGCTATTACACCTACACCCAAAGATGATAAATGGATAGGAAAACTATACAAGATCATTGATGTTTGTGCTTTAAATATTGGAAAAGCTAAAAACAAAGCAGGAGAATGAAACTCTCGATTGGGTTAGGCATAGCATTGTTGCTAGTTGCTAGTGGCTCATACGTTTGGATTGGTAAACTCAACGATGAAATTGCTATCTTAAAAGGCAATGCCATCGTTCTTGAGAGTGAAATCGCCAAACAGAATGAGCAGATTAAAAAGAATTTAGAGCAACAACAAAAGACTTACGCCCAAATCGACAGTCTTACCAAAAAGAATCAGGACAATATGCGTGAGGTTAACGCCCTCAAGCAAACTTTCGCTCGCCATGATTTAGACGCATTGGCGATGGCAAAGCCTAAGTTACTGGAAGGTAAGGTTAATAAGGCAACTAAGCGTGTTTTTGATGGCTTGGTAGAACTTACTGACCCTAATCAATTCGATGAGCCTGAAGAACCAGAAGGTAAGGGTAAAAAAAAAGATGGCGAAAACGTGAGCGGGTAGATGAGAGTAACTAAAGTTTTAGGAATAGCTTTTATTCTATTAACTCTAAGTGCCTGTTCTATGTTCCAGTTCGGAGGGGCTAAAACCAAGCCAGTTGAAGTGGTTAATATAGAAGAGAGACCGCCTATGTTTCACCCACCATTACCCATGGAAATGCAATTGGTTACAGTGGATTGGGAGATACTGACACCGGAGATACTGACAGAATACCTCCAATTGGTGGAAGAAGGAAAGGCTCCTCGCCAAGCGTACTATGCACTGACTACTAAAGACTATGAAAACATCAGTAATAACATGGCAGAAATTAAAAGATATACTAGGGATATTCTGGCAATTGTGGAATACTATCGTAGTCTTGATGACGAGGAAGAAGATGGATAAAGAAAAGTTAATGAAAGAACTTATCATGGATGAGGGTTATAAGTACGAAATTTATTTAGACCATCTCGATTATCCCACCATGGGGGTAGGACATCTAATTACGGCAAAGGACGAAGAACACGGACAACCTGTAGGGACACCGATCTCTGAAGAAAGAATCCGGGAATGTTTAGATCAGGACATCGACATAGTATGTAGCGAGTTAGATAGAAATGAACCGTGGTGGCGTAACCTAGACGATAATCGTCAACGTATCATGGCTAATATGTGTTTCAATTTAGGCTACCCACGTCTAAGCGGGTTTAAGCGTTTTCTCGCGGCAGTGCAAACTTCTCAGTGGGAAACGGCTGCTGTTGAAATGATGGATTCTAAATGGGCTACTCAGGTCGGCGATCGTGCTAAACGTTTGCGTGATCGTATGCTAACTTCTTCCTAAACGTTCTGCTAAGAAACGATCCTGTGGATTCGGTAATACAATCGGATTAGCTGTGGCTACCTGTGGGGGCGCCACATTGGGTAAAGGCATTGGGGAGCCTGTGGGTGCAGCAGAGTTAATGGGAGGAGTCCCCACTGCACCAAAAGTTTCTCCAATTGTTTGTCCCT